AAATTATTCCGGTTTCAGATCAAAAAGGAATAAATTTAGGGATTCTTGAACAAACTTTTGGAGGAAGTAATGCTACTTTACTTTTAACTAACCCTGATTCGTTTGGAGTTAATTTAGATTCGGTAAACAATACTGTACCTATATTTAGAGCAGGTCAAAGAATTAAACCTGTACTTTATACTCAAACTGCTAGTTATAATAACAACGGTAATGTTATAGGATTTGGTTTTACAGGGTCTATAAATTTCACTCAACCTGATGATGGGCAAATTTTATCTACCGGTATAAACAACTACTCAATACTTGCAGTAGGCCCGGGTAACACTACAGTTGGAAATTCAACCCAAAATGTAAATTTTATTACAAACATAGGGACAGGAGATGATGGTGGTGTTATAATACCAGGACCAAGTATACTCTCATCTTCTTTAAATGAGCTAATTATCCCATTTAGACCTATAAATATAGGTAATTCTGCTAGTTTTTCTACAGGATCATCCCCTGTACAATATTGGTATCAACCAACAGGATCTTTAGGTAGTCTTTCTTCTTTAGGATATATATTATATTTTGACATATACTTAGGTAGTCAGGTTCTTAATGGAAGTATAATTAATTATTTTTTGCAAAAATCTACAAATGGTGGGAGCAATTGGACTAATATTGCTTTTAAACAAATAATATATGCTGGGCCCCAAGAAGATACTCTTAATTCTTCTCTTTGGACATTTTCATATGCCGAAAGAAATGCTACTACAAGTTCTTTATACAGATTAACTCTTGGATCCCAGGCCGGTTCTAATTCTGTTCCCCCTGGTGTTATTCCAGTTGGAAGAACATTAAGAGTAAGTGCACAATTTAAAGTATCTCAATACCCTGCAGCTTCTTTTAATCAAACTTCTACTAGTTGTACTTTATTTTGGGTAACTGGATCTTCCCCTAATATTTTACTAGCCAATACAGGATCTGTATCTGCCGGAGGCTTAAACCAATTTATAGGATTTAGGCAAAAAGATATTATTAATAGCGGATTTGACCCTATTACACTAGATTTTAATCCTCAATCTAACGATGAAATAAGATTTCAAGGATTAGAAAATTTATCATTTACTATTACTAATGTAACCCAATCCGCAACCGGTCAATTACAGCTTAACCTAGACAATAATATACCTAATGGTACAAATTTAGATTATTTTCTTTTGAGAAGATATGTATATGATCCTGGAAATGTAATATTAGATATTACTAAACCTGCTGGGCAAACTAGTGATGGAGTATTAGTTCCTGAGTTTTTGGGAGAAAAAGCAACTGAAACTAAAGAAAAAATTGTATCTTTACTTAGAGCACAAACACAAAATTAAAAATATACATATTTATAATAAAACACACAAAATTTAACAAATGGGATACCTAGATAACTCAGTAGTAACTGTAGACGCCATTTTAACTTCAAAAGGTCGTCAACTTCTTTCACAAGGAAATTTTAATATAACGCAGTTTGCTTTGGCAGACGATGAAATTGATTATACATTATATAATCCAACCCACCCCTCAGGTTCAGCATATTATGGTGAAGCTATTGAAAATATGCCTTTACTTGAAGCTTTTCCTATAGAAACACAAACTATGAAATATAAATTAGTTACATTGCCTAGAGGAACAGCTAAAATGCCAATTATAGGAGGTATAAATTCTTCATATAATTTACAACAAGGGGCTTCCATAGCTATTACACCCCTAACCTTAAATTATTTAGGAGGTAATACAGTTGAATCTAGCGGTTATACAGCTACTATTTCAGATATTAGATTATTTTCTACATTTGAAGGATTAGGAATTAACACTCCACAAGCCCAAGCCTTGAATCAAACCCCTACTTTAGGAACTTCAATATCTAAAACTGTAGTAGGAACTACTATTAGTGTTAGAGCTACTACTATCAATACCTTATTTGGGACTACGAATACTCAATTAACTGCTACTTTAACTATAGAGGGTAGAGATTCAGGAGCTCGTATAACTGTTCCTTTTATAATAACTAAATTAACTGTCTAAAAATATAAATATGTCATTTAATAGACTAGAAACATCAGATTTTGTACCAAGTGTAGACGCTGTAACTTCTACTTTATGGTCAACTGGAGCTCCGGCTTTAACAACCTTTTTTTCATCTTCTACCCAAATTGCAGGATCATCAGGTAAATTTTATTTAACTGTTTATAATAGTTCAAGTTTAACTACTCCTCAATTTGATATAGCTTATGGTAATTCTTTAGGAAGTGGAAGTTTAGCCTATAATAGTGCAGTTAATAATAATTCTCCTACTTCTACAATATATGGGCAATTTCAAGATTTAATATTAGGAGATGAAAATACTGATTTTACATTTGGGGGTGTAACTGTACCTGAATTTTTTGCTATTACATTTGAAAGAGCTAGATATAAAGAATCTATACTACCAGGAACTTTAACTCTTAAACTTACTAGTGGATCTAATACTTTATTTTTAACAGATGATAGTGTTGCTAACACAACTGCTCAATATATAGGATCTAATAGAGTATACCAGTTAGTATCGGGTTCGGCAGGATCTAGAGTTACTTCTATAAATACTAATGGCTATGTTAATAATTCAGGATCGTATGGTTTATTAATACCCGAAATAGGAACTATATTATTAAATCCTAAAGCTTTAGCTTCTACTCCGGCAAACGGAGGAATGAATTTTTTATATAGTGCTTCATCGGCTACTGTAACTCCTAATATATCTCCCAACTTATCATTATTTAGTGCTATAAGTGGTGGTGCAAGTTTTACTATAAATTCTAACGAAAATATAGCTTCTAATTATTTATTTATTAGAGCTAGAAGTTCAGAATTTAATTATTCTGAAAATCCGTCATATATATCAGGTTCAACCGGGGAAATTATATTTAATAGCTTTATAAATACTCCTAGAACCTATATTACAACTGTAGGTTTATATAACGATACAAACGAATTATTAGCAGTAGCTAAGTTATCAAGACCTTTACCTAAGGATTTTACCAAAGAAGCATTGATTCGCGTTAAGTTAGATTTCTAAAATGAATGAGCGCTTACAAACAACTTTTAGCCTCCGATGTAATCATTACTCCATTTGAAGTAAACAAATCATTTACTTTCGAAGGAGCAGCAGCTTTAACGGCGTCAAATGTTTCTATAGATAGATTTTTAGGACTCAACATAAGCACACTATTTAACCCTGCTACCGATTCTACAACAGGGCAAGTATCTACTAAATACCAACGTTTAGTTTACAATTCAATAAAACAGTTATATTATTCAAATTATTTAAACTCAAGCTATGGGGACGAACCTACTATAGGTTATATACTACCAGGAGCTGATTCTGAGGGGGATACATTAATAGGATCAGGTTCTTCTCAGGGTAGGTATTTTAATTATAAACAAACAGATTTAACGTTTGCTAAAAATTTTCCTACTACTACTAATTCAACTATTGGGGTAATATCTATACCTTCTCGTTTATTTGGTAATTACATACAACCTAGTACTTTTTTATGGAAATCAAGTAGTATTGCTATCACAGACGATGGGGAGGGTAATTTAATACAGGGAGGATCGATATGCGGTAATATTTTTTATTACCACGGGATAGCAGTTATAACAAGTGGTTCATCGGGGGATATTTCAAACTTTGTAACTTCATCTGTTGTTACCTGTTCATTCAATTCATCACTAACATTATACGAGACTCAATACAAATGTACTATAGCTGAAAATGAATTTAATATTACATTAAATCCTTCTATTCTTTTAGAATCCACTGAGGATGTTTTATCTAGTTTTGTAACAGGTTCGTATTTTGCTCCATATGTATCAACAGTAGGGTTGTACGATGATAATCAGAATTTACTAGCAATAGGTAAGCTCTCCCAACCTCTCCCAACCTCAGCAATAACAGATACAACAATACTAGTTAATATAGATAAGTAAGCTATGGCAAAGACATTAAGCAAAACAGGTATAAGTAATAGTTCAACTATTCAAGCAGCTCACATAACCCAATCTATCGACGCACTTACCGGAGCATCAGATTATGATATTACTATTAGCGGCAGTTTAGTAGTTAATGGGCCTATTTCGCACGGTACTGACGGGTATTGGAGTGGTAGTTTAGGTGTTAAAGGGGTATATACTTCCCAACTAGGTACTAATGTGGTAGGTAATTTTTTTAGTCAAAATAAACCTTTGGAGTTAAGATTGCACCCAAATACTTGGACAAATAAATTATCACGAATAACACTTCCGAACGTTAACGTGTACACTTCAAGTAACGGAGTAAATTGGAATAGTGTAAAAAGTACAAGCTACGGTAGTAATACTGATATCAACATTAATAATTTATTTAAAGGCGATACTATATCAGGTATTTCTATACCCACAGCATCCGGAGCAGGTAGCATAACGTACTATAGAGCAGAATTTACTGCTTCTGCTACCGATAATAACTATTATGTATATCTTGATGAAGTAAGTGTAGACTACGAAGCTCAAGGCTGTGAGGCTAATCTGCAAGTATATGCTTTAAGAAGTATTAGCTCTTCTAATCCAAATGGAGTAAATGCGTGGTACACCGCTTCAAATCCTAATGTAAATGAGTACCCTCTTAACGGATGGCCTAGTACGTATTTATGTAAACTTAATTCAAGTCTGCCGCTTATATATGCCGGCGCCGGAGCGAATACATATCAAATACTTAGACTAGATTTTGCAATAAGATCTACGACCGGTGGAAACCTCTTTAACCTACTTAAAATCAGGGGAATGGGGGGATATCCACTAAGTGATAGTAATTACGAACCTTACAATAAAGGGTACTACTATGACGGAAATGGGATAGTAGTTTTTCCTTTTGAAGTATCTGCTTTAAGTAACATTTCAAGTTCAACTTTAAGGGTAACAAATGCAACTACTTTAGTAGGTGCTCTAACAGCATCTAACATTTCTGCTTCAAACAACATTTCAAGTTCAACTTTAAGGGTAACAGGAAATACAAATTTAGAAGGAACTTTAGGAGTTACGGGTGCAACTACTTTAGTAGGTGCCTTAACCTCTTCTAACATTTCTGCTTCAAACAACATTTCAAGTTCAACTTTAAGAGTAGTAACTAATACAACCGTAGGAGGAACTTTAGGAGTTACGGGTGCAACTACTTTAGTAGGTGCTCTAACAGCTTCTATTATTTCTGCTTCAAGCTGGATCTCGGGTTCGGATTTACGAATAAGTAATTCGGCAACCGTAGGAGGAACTTTAGGAGTTACGGGTGCAACTACTTTAGTAGGTGCTCTAACAGCTTCTATTATTTCTGCTTCATCTCAATTAACTATACCCACAGGGACATCAACAAACATTACCTTTACCACCCCCCCTAACGGAACCCTAATATATGCTACCGACATTAATAGACTTTATTTTAGAAGCGGAAGTACATGGAGATCATCTTCAATTTTTTCATAAAAATACATAAATGTGGTTATACAGCAATAAAGTTATAGAAACATTAGACGATTTTCCTACCGGTTTATATGGGTTTATTTACATTACCACCCATATACCGAGCGGAATATCGTATATTGGAAAAAAGGTGTTATTTCACAATATAAAACGCAAATTAACACGAAAAGAACTTGCCGAACACCAAGGTGCAGGTCGTAAACCAACCCACCAAATCATCCAAAAAGAAAGCGATTGGAAAACATATTACGGCTCTGCTAAACCGATTTTAGAAATGTTGAAAGAAGGTAAACAGCAAGAATTTAAACGTGAAATACTAGAGTTAGTTTACAGCAAAAAACTGCTAACATACTACGAGTGTAAATATCTATTTAAACATGGGGTATTAGAAAACCCCTCAGAATACTTCAACGATAACGTTTTAGGCAAGT